TGCGGCTTCTCCTTGACCAGAGCTTACCTCACCATAATTAGATTTAAACTGAACAAAATAGTCATCATCATCAGAGAAGGAATTAGCCACCTTGACAACAAGACCGTCCTTACATTCAATAGGAAGTCGAGATACATTATTAACGACAACATAAGGGTTATTTTGATCCTCATCTGTGTTACTCAGGATATTCATTAAATCCTTTTCACTTGTAGAAACAGTGAATGCTTCGTGATGATGTATATATAACCCGTTGCCTACAATGTCTATCTTTGCAGCTAGCAAAGGGGTATTGTTTTGAATTTGCGTTTTTAACTGTGTCAGAACATCGTTAATCTTAACTACAACATTACCGCTGCTAGGTGTGGTGACACCTGTAATTGCATACTGATTAGATGCGTATACAGTTTTTACTTCAGTAACTTCGATAATGTAATAAATATCATTACCAGTTGGCCTTGGTTTACCTTTTGCACCAGATTGGGATACCAGAACTTGGTCGCCCTTTCTCCAATTAGTACCGCCAGCTAGAAGATCAAGTGTAGTTCGATATCTACATTTAACGTTGTTTTTGCCTTGTACCTGGACGCCGACTGTGTTGATATTGATCTGCAAACCTTGCTGACCACGCCTACCACCTCTAAATTCGTAAGTATCATCAAACGTAATAATTTGATTAAACTGCGCAGGACAAGAAGGATCTTCATTGACATCCTTGCGAGTGTTAACTACATCAATTAGATTGATTTTAGTAGCCACAGTATACTGAGCATTAGGTGCTGTATTGTTAAGTAGGTCAATACCAAGAAGATACTCCCTACCATAAACGAGTTGAGTAATTTCTATAAACGCTTCAAATGGTCTTCTGTTATCACTTTTAGATGTAGTTACAATGTTCTCAGGATTAGTGACTACTGTAAAATTGTTAACAGTGACGGCCTTTAGTCCATTGTTTTCTGTATGGGCAAAGTAAGGATAACGCTCACAAATAAGTAGTTGGTTGAAATCTATATTACCTTCGTTGATTTGCTTAGTAGTAAGCGGTTCCTGACTATAAAATACATCTACATTATTTCCATTCATATCATAGGCATGAAAGCTACCAGCCTGATTGATATAAAACAAATAGTTTTCTTGGGTCTTGGTTATAGTATTTTGTCTAATAAATGGAAACCACGTACCATTCTGCGGTGTATTAGATTGGGTACACTCATCATATAAAAATTCTTTCAACAACTGGAAGCCAGGTCTTTTATACAGACCATGTACAAGATCAGGGTAAGCATTCAGACAATCCCTTAGCTGGCCTGGTTTTTTTAGTTCGTCTGGTTGGTCAGAAATACCACCAGTTGCATAGTTAGGAATAATCTGTGAAACGCTGCTCATCGTGCAAGGGCTCTGTAAGGTTGATAGCTTCTATAAATTGATCCATCTGGAAAACCAAAGATACTATGGTCACCTTGATTACATTCGTACTCCAGACATGATGCTCGTGCTTGTGACTCTTGCGAACCTAAAAGCTGTACCAGCTGAGGGTTGGTAACCAGCTGTGTAGCAGCACGACCACTAGCACGTAGAGTGATATAACGCTTGAATACCGAAGGTAGTTCTTCATAATCCCACTTCCAAGTAATATCAAAGCAGATCTTTACTTGAGGATCAAACTTAAAGGTATGGTTATACTTATCGTATAGTTTTCCGTTTCTTAATACAAAATCAGTAGTCCGATAAGTAGCGTTATCGTGCATATCCATACGGAGAACATTTGCTGGTACAATAATCTCTCCATTAGAATCAGGGGTAAGTGGATAATTCAGTTCGCGATTAAAAACCCATCCTTCATTCTGTACATCAGTATTAACCTCCATGAGGATCTGATGAATATATGAAATTTCAGGGTTGACATATGTAAGTGCAGTACCACTATTGTTGTAGATACGGCTGATAGGTGCTTGCCCGATGCTCCCTAGTATTGAGTTGACGCTGGAGAGTTCGGTCTCAGTTTGAATGCTAGTGTTCATTGAATATCAATCTCAATAAAAGGTAAAAAAAAGACCCTCCGAAGAGGGTCCGGTATAAATCAGGAAGTCGGAGCAAGCCGAGAAGTGTTACCTGAAGGAGGATAGGCAAGACCGCCAGTCCACTGTTCAGTTTCACTCTTCACGGTAGAACCCAGAACAGCATCAACTCCTTGTGCGGAGTAGCTTTTCTTGGTCTTAGCGACGGAAAAACGAGTAGTAGTAGCCATAATTATGCAACAGAATTAACAGTAACAGTGACGCTTGTGTCACCAACGACTGTCAACACATCACCAACAACGTAATTAGTTCCAGCAGAAACGATGGAAAGATTACTTGCTGAGCTAGATGCGACAGTGTAAGTGACAGTTGCGCCTGTACCTGAACCAACAACGGTAGTTGCGACAGCAGTCTGAGTACCGTCTGCTTTAGTAGAAACAGAAGTAGTCAGAGAAGCAGTTGCAATCGAACCGAAGGTAGGCATTGACACGAGGGGTGCCGTAGAACTCACTGTGGTGTAAGCAGACTTAGCAGAGTTGTTACCAGCCTCAACCGGAGGAGCCGGGTTCTGAGATACAGAACCGGCTTTTCCAGTTTTATTAGTAACAGTTGCATGTTGTCCGACACCAGCATTCAGATTAGAAGCCATGTGTCACGACTCCATCAAGCAGCTTGCAGTTCGATAGCAGCAGCAGGGTTCAGGATGCCAGCACCCATAGCCATACGACCAACCACAACGTCACCTTGGTACATGGTGTTCACATCAGATCCAGTGGTCTGGACTTGAGGACCAATACCTTCGACAACAGCAGCGGCATCACGCATGTAGATGAGACCACAGTGGCTAGTGAAGTCACCGCTATAGTCGTTGTTCTCACCATTCACACGAGCAACGTTACCAGCCATGAAAGGCAGGTTGTTTGAACGACGAATGGAGATACCAGCGATCTCATACAGACCTTCACCAGAGGTGAGGCTGCCAGAGTTGTTGCCAAAGTCGCGGTTCAGGATGTTGGTATCAACCTGAGAGATGAGTGCGTAATACTGACGAGGAGACAGGACAGCAAAACGACCAGAGGTAGGAACGTTCTTCTCATCAAGAATAGATGCAGCTTCGAAGAAGGCATCAACCAGAGCTTGAGCGTTGAACTCGTTACCAGCACCAAGCTTGATCACAGAACCACCGGGCTCAGGACCAGGAGATGCAGTGATGGGATGAGCTTCACGAGCAGACTTAGCAATCATGCGGAAGATCTTCTTGTCATAAGCCTCAGCAAGAGCGTGACCGATCTTGGCAGAGATCTCAGAACGAAGGCTGTAGTGAGCCAGAGTTTCGTCCAAGGAATACAAGAATGCAGAGCTGACGAGCAGGTCATCCATCACGATGGTCTTCTCGGCCACCGGAGGATCACCGGAACCAAGAATAGGAGTACCAGGAGTGTGGTAGTCAGCGGTCATACGTCCCGTGTAGATGAACTGCAGGGACTTACCGTTACGCAGGGTACGGGACTGCACAGTACCTTTGGCGATACATGCAGACTCATAGGCCTTGATCATCTCACCAGAAAAAAGCTTCAGGTAAGTTGCGTACTTAGCATCATAGTTAGCTCCACCTTGCGTAAGTGCAATAGTAGAGGGGTTCGAGTTAATAGAACCAATAGGGGTAATAACAGAATTAGCCATTATTGTAAATAAAGATAAGTTATAGTTTTTCTTGCTAGCAAAATTTTTTATTGAAAATGTTAAGGTCTTTTCATTACCGTGCACGGTAGAGTTGTCGCCTTAGCGGCTCTACCAATGACTGGGACGGGAGTCGAACCCGTCCTACACCATCAGCCTAGTTTTATTAAGATGCTACTTTCTCAGTACCATTAGGAGCGACCTTAAGGCATTGAGCACGTTGATTAGCCATTGATGCTTCAGGAGCATTCACTGGAATAAAAAAGCGATCACCTGTTGTCTTAACTACATATTCAACTGTGAGTCCTGAGGAGGTTGGATTATAAGGCATAATAATTAATTAGAAAAGATACTTTTATCCAATCAAAGAAGTGTTCAGTGCTACTGGTGTTGTGCTGGCAGTAGCGAGATCCAGTGGGAAGTTGTGTGCATTTCTTTCGTGCATCACTTCCATACCAAGACCGGCACGGTTCAGCACATCAGCCCAGGTGTTCACCACATGACCTTCACTTGAATTAATGGATTGATTGAAGTTGAATCCATTGAGGTTAAAAGCCATG